ATCCGGACAGAAACCGGTTTTTCAGCCATCAGACCCGCCCTCCTTCGCATTCAGCTTTTCGACCATCACCGCCTCGATCTCCGGCAACAGATCGGCCGCCAGCATCTCTGGCACGCCGAGCGCCCGGCCCATGGCCAGCGCCGCGCCCATGTCCCACCCCAGGATCACGCCCTGGACCGCCCGGACCTGTCCGCCGAGCCGCTGCACCAGGTGCCAGACCTGCCAACCCTCGACCGTTGCGGGCGCATTCACGATGTAGGCGCACTCGGCGCAGATCCCGTCGCAGCCGGCACAATATCCGGCGCCCCCGCCGAAGTGCCATTCGGCAAGGGCGCTGAGCCTTTTTTTTCCTCGGCCACCACGAACCCGCGGGCGACATAGGCCGCCGCGAATGCCTTGTTGAGCTGGAACAGGTCCATCAGGCCGCCGATCCGCTCGGGTGTCGGTTCGACCTCTTTTCCATCCGCGTCGCCGACCCCGCGCCAACCGATGATCGCCACCTGCGCCACCGCCTTGACCATCGCGGAGAACCGCACCTCCGTATCGGTCTCGGGCGGCAGGCCCCGCACTTCCGGCGCGGCCATGCCGGCGGCGATGATCGCCGAAGTGATCGGCACCACCTCGACCTCGACATCGAACCCCAGGTCGATCCAGGCCGGTTTTGTATCCAGGTTGAGCCGCAGCATCAGTAGCCCGCCACGGCGTTGGTCAGGACAATCGTCGCCATCCGCGCCGGCGTCACCGCCGCCGACTGCGCCGCCTGCCAGTCGTAGGTCGCCTGGATGCCGCCGGGCCCCGGAATTTCGATGCGCGGCACCGGCAGATAGACCGCATGGACGGTGATCTTCAGGCTCTGGCTGGCGCTGATCACCCAGGAAAATTCCAGCTCGCAGGGCGTGCCGTTCTGCGCGTCGGTGATCAGTGTCGTGTCGGCAAAGCGCGCGACGAGCGCGCCCTTCATCGACGCCATGCCGGGATCTGCACCATCGATCTTGCCGTCCGCCCGGATCGTCTCGACCCGGTCGAGGTTGTTGGAATAGGTCACGTCGCCAGACACGATGTTGCCGAGCGCGGCCCCGTTGCGCTTGATCGCCCCGTTGAACTGCCCGAACCGGGTCAGGTTCGCCAGCGTCCCGAGCGTGCCCGCCTGGCTCGCCACGTTCGGCGTCTCTCCCTGCGCGATCAGGCCCACGGTCGCCTGCAGGTTCCCGGTCCGCTGCATGTTGAATTTGAAGTCGTTGACCCGGACCCCGGAAAACATCTTGAAGGTCGGGATGTCCGGGAAGCCGACCTCGATCGACATGCTGGGCAGCGCCCAGCCGCCCGACTGGAAGGTGTGAACCTTCGGCGTGGTGCCGGTCGTGACCGGCGCCCCGAAGATCGCCTTCAGCCAGTAGCCGATTCCGTCGACATCGAGCGGGATGGTGATGTCACCATCCGCCGTGATCGCGTCCTTGATCGGCGCCAGCGGGTCGCGGCCGAAACCCAGAAGCTCGCTGTCGATCAGCGGCTGGGCGGACGCCAGCTTGCTTTCCGCCATCGACAGCTTCGTGAAGCCGCTCGCCGGGGCGGTACCATATACAGACTCATACGCGAACGCCATCTGCGTCCGCGCACCCATAGCGCGCGCCATGTCTTTCTCCTCAGATCAGGGGGTCGGGTGTGGAATAATGCAAGGTCACGGTCAGAAGTGCGGCCTTGATGCTGGCCGCACCTTCGACCGGCAGGTCGGTCGGCACCGGGGCCGAGGCTTCGGCCCAATCGCAAAGGCCGCCGAGCGTCCGGTCGACGGCCAGCGCCGCACCGACCGCCGCGCCCAGGTCGTCGAGTGCTGCGTCATTGCGGTTGTCCGCCATCTGCACGAACAGCTCGACCTCGGCCGCGTGCTCGTAGTGATACATGAGGGGCGACAGCGTCACCTCGGGCTCGCCCGGATTTCCGTCGCGCAGGATCACCAGCCCGTCGCGCGGGATCTGGTCGGGCAGGACCAGGTTGCGCTCGACAAGCCGCGTCACGCCGACTTCGACTTGCGTGCGAAGCACCTGGTGCAGCGCATCGAGAACCGCCTCGCGTCGCGAAACCATCATTCGCCCTTCCAGTTGGACACGATCATGCCCGGAATCGTCGATCCGACCGCGTCGGCTGCCTGAAACAGGTGCAGGCGCTTGCGCAGCCTGACCTGTGGCACCAGCAGGAAGATCGGAATCGTCCGGTTCCGGAAGGTAACCGGATCGGACAGCCGCCCCCGACGCTTGACCAGGACGTTGCCGGGCGCCTTCGTGCCATCGTCGACCAGAAGCGCCCGCCGCCCATCAAGATAGACGAAGCGCAGCCGACGCCCGGTCTTGCGCTCCCACTCGCCCGGCACGAGCTTCTTGCCCTTCGGGCCTACGCCCGCCGCCGGCAGCGGGATCGACAGCCAGAAACCGTCCCGACTGCGGATCACCGCACCCGTTTCGTTCGGGTCGAGGATCTTCGGCGCCCTAGAATAGACGAGCGCCGCGGCCTTCAGGCTTGGCTGCCCTTTGGGATAGGTCTCAAGCCTGACGGTGTTTGCAAGCCGGCGCCCAAGCCCCGCCGCCACGACCTGCTCGCGCCATTGGGTTTTGAGCGTCTGGCCCGCACCACGCATGGCCGAGCTGACGGCCCGCTCGCCCGCCCGGAGCTGGCCCTTCATCATCTGGCTCAGATCGCCGTCGATCGTGACATCCAGCCTCATGCCGCGCGCAGCTCCACCATCCAGACCAGCCGCTCGCGGTCGCGCCGCGGCGTCGCCTGCACGACGAAGGCCTCGGCCCCGATTTCGACGCGGTCGTTCAGGCGCGGGTTGGCGATCTCGCTCACCCGCACGTCGATCACCGTCGTGTCGCTCACCAGCCGCGCTCCGCTGAACTCGCTGATACGATCCGGCGCGCTGCGCATGACGCGGCAGGCCACGGGCGCCCCCACTCCCTGCTCGCGCCAGACGGCATCCGCCGCCATGTTCCGATCGGCAAAGATCGCATCCAGGGCGGCGGCAAAGACGCTCATGGGCTCAGAGGCCCATCACCACGACGCGCCCGACCGTGTCGGCGGCCTGCTGCGCCTGGGCGGCATAGCCGATCAGCTTGTTCGACCCGACCGTGGTCGTGCAGAGCTTGCCGGCATTGTCCCAATAGATCGGCGCGCCCTGCGTCCAGGCCTGAGACCCGGTCTTGGCCAGGTCGAAGACGCCCTCGGTCGCCGCCTCGACCGAGGCGCCATTCGCAGCGGCAAAGGTCGCAACGCCGAAGATCGAACCGACCTGCAGGCCGGCGCCCGAGGCGACGGCATAGGGCGCGGTCAGCGTCAGGACGTCGCCCTCTTGAACGTAATTCTTCATCTTGTGATCTCCCGATCAGAAGGGGGGTGAAAGGCGAAGGGCGGCACCGTGCCGCCCCTCGCGTCGCATCAAGGTCAGCCGGAATCGGCCGCTTATGCGCCGGGGTTCTTGTAGGTGCCGCGAAAGTCGCGGGCGCCCATGCCGAAATCGTGCTCGAGCGTCGCCTGCCAGCCCTGCGTGCCGAACGGCTGGTCGGTGCGCAGGCGCGGGCCGGTGAACCCGTCCAGATAGCCGTAAACAAAGCAAGCGCCGCCGGGGCCTGCCGGGTCGGCGAAGAGGAACCAGTTGGTGCCGGTGACCTGCGCCGACACCACGACCTCCAGCCGGCCGGTGAACGGGTTGACGTTCGACGGCTGGGCCGGGGTGATCGCCGTCACCAACTGCAGGGCCTCGACCTCCTTGTCGGGGCCGATTAGCAGGATCGACGGCGTGATGTTCAGCTTCATCCCGTCGATCGAGGCCTGCTTGCGCATCGCCGCCTTGGCCACGCCCAGCGACGCGACCGTGATCGCCGTGCCGGCCGCCGCCAGGTTCTTGTGGGTCGCGGTTTCCCAGACCGCCAAACCGTCCGAGGACAGCGTCGCGGCGCCCATGAACGTGTAGAACGACTGCTCCTCGAAGTCGGCGACCATCGACCCCCAGTCGCCCAGCATGTCGTCGACCGCGCCCAGATCGTCGTTGATCATCATCTGGCGCGAGATGCCGACACCCACGGCAAAGGGCGAGAGCTGCGCGGTCTCGCGCTTCTCGCCGAACGTGCCGAACTTGATCTCGCCGTTCTCGCCGATCGGCTGCAGGCGCGGGAAATCACCGGACCGCGCCATCGGATGGGGGCGGAAGTCCTTGAAGTCACGCCGGCGGGCGAGCTTGCGGTAGGTGGGCTCGGCGACCTGGTAGCGCTCCATCAGCGACTTGTTCAGCGCATTC